TGGGATATGTTCACCAATGTCTTAAGCACGGAAGTATTAAAGCTCTCTCGTAATCAAGCATACTTGTCAGGAGAAGCATTGGATATGGTTCTAGGTTCTAGAGCTATGTCTATGTATGATTTGGAAAATGCCTTTGGCGTTTTTAACAAATTAGAGAAGGGTGTTAGTCGTACTGGAAATATGTATTTCACTTACATTAATCTGATGAATCCGTGGAATACTATGATGAAAAGCTGGGCGAGTGCAGTGAACGGTACTCGTATGCTGGAAGAAATAGAAAATTGGGTTATTAAAGGAAAGATAAGCAAGAACAACAAAGCAAAACTTCTTAATTCAGGAATTGATGAAGTGGCTGCTAGAAAGATTTGGGATCAATATATAAAGCACGGATTGGGAACGGGAGCAAACAAGGCTGATTGGAAACAAGTTCGCATCGCCAATACGGAAATGTGGGATGAAGAAGCAAAAGCTACTGCTGACTTATTTCATAATGCTTTAGGTCGTGATATAAACATTACAATCGTTACACCCGGCAAAGGAGAAGTTCCTTTATGGTTCAATACGGAAATGGGTGGTGTTATTGTTCAGTTCAAGAAATTTGCTGCTGCTGCAACTCAACGAATGTTGATGAGAGGTATGCAAGAAAAAGATGCAGCTTTCTTTGGTGGAGCATTAATGCTGTTGGCTGCTGGAGCAATGGTAGATGCCACTCGTCAAAAAGCGTTTAACAGAAGTTATGCGAAAAAACCTTTCGGACAAAAGATTGTTGATGCGTTTGACAGAAGTGGTTTAGGTGGAATTTTTTCTGATATGAATAATATTCTCGAAAGATTTACTGATAATAAAGTTGGATTAAGACCAACTTTGGGAGCTGCTAGACCTTACAGCAGTTATACGCAAAAGAATATTATGTCTGGATTTGGTCTGTTCGGCCCAACTTCCTCTCAAATAGGAAACATATCCGATCTTATGTGGGATTGGGGAAGGGGTAAGCATACGCATTATTCGGCAAAGAATGTGCGTAGACTAATACCTTTCCAGAATGTATGGTATCTGGATAGCTTATTCGACCAAGTAGAAAAAGGATTAAGATAAATGGCAAGTATTACGATATCAGATACCAGTCCTAGAGTACAGTACACTGCCTCTGGTTCACAAACTGCGTTTTCAGTTGGCTTTGAGTTCTTCAATGCAACTGATTTAAAGGTCATTCATACCAATTCAAGTGGCACGGATGCCACCCTGACCTACGCCACATCACCATCTAGTGCAGCGCAATACTCGGTTGCTGGAGCTGGAGTTACTGGTGGTGGCTCCATTACTTTAGGTGGAGGAGCAACTGCTGGAGATATATATACAATTTACAGAGATTTGCCGATTGCAAGAAGTTCCGACTTCCCAGCATCTGGATCGTTTTCGGTAGAAACTCTCAATACGGAATTAGACAAGATAGTTGCTATGATGCAACAGAACGAGGACAACTTAAAGTTCTCCCCTAAAGCTGCTGCCTCAACAGCAAATACCTATAACCTGACATTTCCAAACCTAGTAGCGAATAAAATCTTATCCGTTAATAGTGCTGGAAACGCTTTGGAGTTTGACCAGTCAATTACTGATGTTTCAACTGTCGCTGGACTTTCAACTGAAATTGCAGCCCTATCTGCTGTTGACACGGAGATAGGATTGCTCGGTACTTCAGCAGTCATTACTGACTTGGGAATATTAGGAACTGCTGATGTCGTTACCGACATGAATGTTTTAGGAACTGCTGATGTCGTGTCCGATATGAATACACTCGCTACCTCTGACATTGTTAGTGATATGAATACTTTGGCAACTTCTGCCAATGTTACTGCAATGGGATTACTTGGTAATTCCACAACTGTAACGAATATGGGATTACTTGGAACTTCTGCAGTCATTACCGATATGAACTTGCTGGGTACAAGTGCTGTTATAACGGATATGGATTTACTTGGCACAAGTGATTGTGTTGCCGATATGGCAATACTTGGAACTTCTGATGTTGTAGCTGATCTTAATACCCTTGCTACCTCTGCAATCGTTACCGATATGGATTTATTGGCAACCTCTGCAAATGTAACAGCTATGGGTTTATTGGGTACTTCAGCTAATGTAACTGCTATGGGATTGCTTGGAACAAGTGCTGCTGTGGCTGATATGGCTCTCTTGGGAGATTCTGCTGTCATAGCCGATATGGCTCTACTTGCAGATTCAGATGTAATATCCGATATGAATACTCTTGCAACAAGTGATATTGTAAGCGATCTCAATACTCTTGCTACAAGCGATATAGTTTCTGATTTAAACACTCTTGCAACTTCTGACATAGTTACTGACATTAATCTTTTGGCTACTTCGGACATTGTTTCCGATCTTAACACTCTTGCCACCAGTGATATTGTTACTGACATTAATTTACTGGCAACAAGTGATATTGTTTCCGACCTCAATACTTTGGCAACCTCTGATATTGTATCAGACCTTAATACTTTGGCGACAAGTGATGTTGTTGCTGATTTAAGTACTGTTGCCGATAATATTGCTGGAGTAAATAGTTTTGCCGACAGATACAGAGTAGGTTCAAGTGATCCATCTTCCTCATTAGATGAAGGTGATCTCGCTTATAATTCAACATCAAACGCTTTAAAATATTACAATGGATCAGCATGGACAGCCATTACTGCACCAGATGTAACTTTAGCTGATGCGACAGCATTGGCGATTGCTTTAGGATAGGAAAGGAGAGAATATGGCTAATACTTTCAAAGTAAAAAGTAATGATGCAATGCCGACTTCGGCTTCAACGCCCTTAACATTATACACAGTACCCAGTTCAACAACTGCGATTGTTCTTGGATTGATATTGGCTAATGTTCATTCTGCATCTGTAACTGCTAGTGTTCAGTTAGTGTCTGATACTTCAGACACAGAAACGAACCAGACAACTTGGCTAGTTAAAGATGTCAGCATACCAGTTGGAAGTTCACTTGAATTATTAAGTGGCTCTAAATTGGTTATGCAGACTACAGATATTATTAAGGTTGATTGTAGCGTAAGTGCGAAAATTGATGCATCATTATCCATAATGGAACAAACATAATAGGATAACTAATGGGATACATAGGACAAGCACCAGCTAACAAAGTTGTTAAGACTGCTGATATTGAAGATTCTTCAATTACTTCGGCTAAAATTTTAGACGGAACTATTGCTAATGCTGATGTCAATGATTTGGCTGCTACTAAACTTACTGGCTCAATAGCTGATGCAAGAGTACCAGCTTCGGCAGTTACTCAACACGTTACAGCTTTTGATGATACAGATTTACGAAGTGATATTATTACACTCGCTTTAAAAGAAGCAATAACAGAAAATAGAGTTGCTTATAATTTACCTAATTCAATGGTAGAGCAATTTCAAGATGACAGTAAACTTGGAACGCAGACAACTGGCGACAGAAACGCAAGTGAATGGTGGGGAACTTCAACTACTGCTACGGATAGTTGGAGCAGTTCTGGAACTAATGATTATGTGTACGAAAGTACTTCTACATCATCTCAAGGCATACGATTTACTGCTAGTAGTAATTTTGTATTTACTGGTGATATGTCTGTTGAATGGAGAATGCGTACAACTAATGCTCAACCTTCTCTAGGTGGCGGTATTTATGGTACAACAAATCAAGTTGCTTGGACTTCAGATGCTTTTCATTGTGGTTATGATGATGGCAATCTTACCTTTGGTATTAACGCAAATGGTCATACATATGAAACTTCTTCTGGTGGCAGTTTGCATGATGGCGACTGGCATCATGTAGCTTTATGCAGAAGTGGAAGTGGAACAAACAATTGTACTTGGTATGTTGATGGTATTGGAATAACTGGTTTTACGAATACTGCAACTTGGGGAAATAGTGGTTATAAAGTTATTGTTGGCTCTCACGAGCCAAATGGTAGTACAGCATTTGAAGGAATGATTGACGAATTTCGTCTTTCAAACAGCAATAGATATACAACTAATTTTACTCCTGCTACTGCTCCATTTGCGAGTGATGGTAATACAAAATTGCTACTTCATATGGAAGATACTGGTTTAACAGATAGTAGTAGTGGCTCTCAATCAATTGACGCAATAGTTGGCGGAGCAAGAGCATCAACTCCTACTGCAACAACAGTAAATGCAACTGGTACTTTAATTTCAACAGCAAACACAGCGAATGCTGCTCAAACTAAAGTTAGCGGTGTCATTCTTTATAAAAATGAAGAAGGAACAGCAACACTAGGAACAGATTTAAAAATATACTTTACTTGCAATGGAGGCACTAACTGGACTGAAAGCACACCGACTGCTGCTGGAACTTTTTCAAGTGGTATCTTGATGGCGAAATGTCCTGAAGTAACTTGCACAAGTGGAACTGATGTTCGATACAAAGCTGTGTGGGCAAATCAATCTAGTGGAAGTAAAGAAACACAATTACACGGAGTGGGGATGAATTATTAATGAGTTATATAGGTAGAGGCGTAGATGCAATAAGCAATGTCGAGAAACTCGATAACATTACCTTTGATGGTAGTGCAACCTACGCACTGACAAAATCAAGTGCAGCTTTTACACCAGTAGGAGCTAACAATATTTTAGTTTCTATTGATGGAGTAATCCAACAAGGAAACTTTAGTGTTTCAACAACCAATATAGTTTTTGACTGGTCGCCTACTTCAAGCAACACTTGTAATTTCATTCTGCATTATGGTACTGGAGTTTTAAATGTTCCAGCAGATGGAGTGGTATCAACTGCTAAAGTTGCTGATGATGCAATTACAACAGATAAACTGGCTAACTCAATTAATAGTGCAATTACAGCTAACACAGCCAAGACTACAAATGCTACTCATAGTGGAGAAGTAACTGGTGCAACTGCTCTTACTATTGCCGATAACATTGTAGATGAAGCAAACTTAAAAGTTTCTAACTCTGCTGTAAATGGATATATGCTTACAGCACAGTCAGGTAATACTGGTGGATTAACTTGGGCAGCTGCTCCTAGTGCTTCTGTTTTTGGTGCTGTTGGTTTTTGTGCAAAACGAACTTCTTCTGAAGTAGCTTTAAATGATATGACAACTACTGATGTAATTTTTAATGATGAAGTATATGATACTAATTCAGCATACAATGTTTCTAATGGTATATTTACTGTTCCCGTAGCTGGAAGATATTTATTTGGTACAACTTTACAATTTTCTGATGCACAAGGTAATATGTCAGATATGCATGGATATTTTTCTGTAAATGATGGTGGTGCTGATATGTTAAGAGCAGAATCAACTTCTAATGCAACTACCTTTACTTTAAATACTGTTTCTTGGACTGGTATAGTTGCAGCATTATCAGTTAATGATACAGTTAGAATAAAAGTATCAATAGATACTAATGATAGTTCTGGTGCTGCACTTGCACATAACGATCAAAAAACTATTTTTTGGGGGGTAAATATAGCATAATGGCACAAGGACATTTTTCAAGAGCAAGAATAGAAGCTTATTTAGGACGAAGATTTACAAAAGATGAAATTCAAATATCTAATGCTGGGAAATCAGATAGTTTAAATTACATTTCTTATTGGTCAAATGATTTAGAAAAATCACAACCAACAGAAGATCAATTAATTGCATTAAAAACACAAGGCGATTTAATTGTAACTAATAATCAAAGAAGTAATAATCGAAGAAATGAATACCCTTCAATAGCAGATCAACTAGATGAAATTTATCATAATGGTATTGATAGTTGGAAAGCTAAAATAAAAGTAACAAAAGATAAATACCCAAAGGAATAAAATATGGCACAGATTAAACTTAACGCAACTTATGGAATGACTGGTACTTTACCAGCAGTTTCAGGAGCTAACCTTACTACATTGAATGGAACGCAAGTAACCTCTGGTACTCTGCCAATGGCTAGACTATCAGGTACACTTCCAGCTCTGAACGGAAGTGCCTTGACTACATTGAACGCAAGTAATGTTTCTAGTGGAACACTTAATGCAGCAAGATATTCTGGTGGGAAAATTTTACAAGTTGTTTCAACAGTAGGCACTTATGTAACTGATACAAGTTCAACTTCACCTAGTACAAATATTTATGTTACAATAGTTTGTAGTGCAAGTAGTAGTAAGGTACTTGTTATTTATGCTCCTCCAAGTGTAATTTATTTTAGTAATACATCCAACTTTGGTCACCACGCATTGTATAGAGAAGTATCTGGTGGAGCTGATACTAATTTAACAACTTCTGGTCATGGTAGTAATTGGGGTATAATGCGACCTGGAAGTTCTGGTAATATGGATTCTGGCTCAAATATTACATATTTAGATTCTCCCAATACAACTACCTCTCTTGATTATAAAATAAAAGTTAGGACTGATAACACAGCTTTAAATATGATTTATGGTCATAGTTCAGGACAGCCTTGTATGAGTTCAATAACAGTAATGGAGATAGGAGCATAAGATGGCATACATAAGATATATGGAAGCAATAAGGTCACTTAATCCAACTGCCGAAGTAGTTATACAAAATGAAGATATAGACACTATTCGTTGGGATAATGGCACACCTATAATTTCTAACGCAGATATTTTAGCTGAACAAGAAAGACTGCAAGTAATAGAGGACAATAAATAATGTCTGATCTATGCGAATGTGGGATTTTAAAAGCCAAATGCACACACCCTAATTGCAGTGATGCTGAATGTCCAGCTTGTAACCAGACACCTTGTAAATGCGAAGAAGAATCTTGTGAATCTTGTGGAGCTTAAATGTTCGACTGGTTTGACAAGTCTATAATAGCAGTAGCTATTCTCTCTCTCTTAATATTTCTATCAGTAATCATATGGTAGAAAAATATCCCCAAACTGCAACTGTCATAAGCGACAAATCAGCGATAGCTATGCCTATCAAGAACCTTATTGGTATTGTAGGTAGCGTAGCTGTGGGAGTATGGGCGTATTTTGGAATTATTGAGAGGTTAAATTCCATTGAGACAAAAGCTACATTAGCAGAAGCTGATCTACAAAAAAATACAGAGTTTAGAATTAAATGGCCGAGAGGCGAAATGGGTTCATTACCAGCAGATGCCCAACAAGATATGTTAATTGAGTTTATGGCACAACAATTAGAGGGTATGCAATCTGAAATGGAAAGTATGATGTCAAATACCGTGAATATAAAGAGAGCGCAACAAGATATAGAAAAAATGATTGCTGATATAGAAAAATTAAAAGACAAAGTTAGGGAGAATAAAAATGGAAGTCATTAGCGTAATTGTGATGTTTATTTTTGGCAATATGAATGATACAGAAAATAGAATGACACAGTATGTGCCAATGGAATCACTATCTTCTTGTATGAAAGAGGTTAGACTGTTGAAAAAGGATAAGGAATTTCAGAAAGATGCTTTCTGTTCCCCAGCTCTGGTGGAATTGAAAGATGGAAAGGTTGTTACTCTCCATAGTGAGTTGCCTGAAGGAGCAGTTATGGTAGATAAGAAGGTATCAAAGGAAGCATTAAAGGAGTGGACATTGAAGGCTAAAGAAAAATGGAACGATTCAAAGTAATTATGTTTAGTATGGCAATCATATCAGCATTAAATATATTCGGCTGTACGCCGATATTAATGGACAAGCTGGATGTCAGACCATCTAAGACTACAGTTACTTATGGCACGGACAGCAGTACTGCTGAAAAAGATGCAAAGAATGATGTCCTAACCGATACTAGAAAAGAATCGTGGACTGTAAAACAAGAGTTTATTTGGGGGAAAAATAAATGAGAAACTTTATTTTAAATTTTCTTGAAGTTTACGGAAGTAAAATAAGTAATTGGGCGTGGCATAAGCGTTGGAATAAGAGGAACAGAAAATGAACGGAATGAAAATACCTATGGCATTGATCTTTGCTGTTGTCTTACAAGCAATAGGATTGGTTTGGTATGTCAGTAAAATAGACAGCAAGGTGGATATTCTTTACACCACCTTTGAAGAAGAAAATCAAAAGGAAGTAATTGAGAATCAAGTCAAGATGAAACTGGACTTGCAGAATATCATAACTGAAGTTGATGAACTGAAAAAGGTAGTGAAGAAACTTCGTAATAAAGATGCTGATATTCAAAAGACTAACAAGAAGATCATCAAGCAACACGATAGATTATTTGAATTAATAGAAGGTAACAATTCCAATAGGTCTTATTCTTATGGAGATTAATGAAAACAATTTTTTTATTATTAATGATTATGTCAGCTCCTAATCAATCAACTGTAAAATACAATGCTGTGTTGTATTATAATGATGTTGAATGTGAAATAGCAAGAGCTGGTTATATGGATGCGTATGAAAATAAAAGCAGAGATTTTAAGGATTCAATGATAACAGAGGCATTTTGTATTCCCTTTGATGCGTTTCCATTAATTAAGACTAAAGGAATAGGAGCTTGAAGTGGCTGAACCAGTCCAAAATCGAGAGGATATTATCAAGATTGAAGGGGAGCTGCGATTGATCCATCAGAAGTTGGACAATCATATTACACATATGTCTGCAAAGATTGACACTATTTTCAGAATAGTTTGGACAGTGAGCTTTATGGTTTTAGGTCTTATTCTTAAAGCTGTTTATACTGGTCTTGTCTCTTAACTACTACTGAGTACTCCTGAGTACTACACTTAATACTTATCAACATATAAAACTTTCGGTATGATGACCTATGAAGTTTAAAGGTCATAAGGTTCTTGTCATTGGCGATACGCATGACAGCCCACACATTCCTCAAGACAGATTTCATTGGATCGGAAAACACATCAAGAAAGTTAATCCCGATTACATTGTTCACATAGGAGATTTTGGTTCCTTTGATTCCTTATCGTATTTTCAAAAGAATGATACGCAACAAGGAAAGCTCAAGGATGCCTTTATGGTGGACATTGAATCTATGCGTTCGGCATTGAAGATTCTGGATAAGTATGTCAAGGATTATCCTCATCACATTTGCATTGGCAACCACGAGTTGCGTGTTCATAAGTTTGAGGAAAAGATCCCTGAAATTCAGGGTATGATGAAAAATTCCCTATATAACTGCTTTAGTGATTTTAACTGGACACACAGTCAGTATGGAGAATTTAAGTTCATAGCTGGTGTTGCCTTCGTTCACGCTCCCCTGAATATTATGGGAAGGGAATATAGTGGGAAAAACGCTGAAGTTCAGATAGGCAATGATTCGGTACACGATCTTGTTTTTGGTCATTCTCATAAAGCTAGGGATTGGAAATCTATTAAAATAGGTTATAATAAGTGGGTACGCATAGTCAATGTTGGATGTGCGTTGCCATACGGACACATTGAGGAGTATGCTAAACTTAATATGAATGGCTGGTCTTGGTGTGTGACTGAGCTAGGCATTTGGGATAACCATATCCAAGAAGTAAATTTTATTTCTATGGATAGATTGGAGAGAGAATATGGAAAGACTTAAAAGTATGTGGAGTACTGCAAGCAAGGCTTTAAAAATTTTTATTATTGCTGCAGTCGCTATTATTATTTTTGCTTTAGTTAACAACTGGATTACATAGTTCGGTGTTACAACTACTAGGAGCTATCGGGCCGATTGCAAAGTTGATTGCAAAGACTGTTGACAAGGCTGTTCCTGACAAGGACTTAAAGGAAAAGCTGAAGCACGATATTAATACGCAATTATTAAATGCTGGATCACAAGAAATGCAAGCAGCATCAAAAATTATTTTGGCTGAAGCACAAAGTTCTTCTTGGCTGACTAATTCGTGGCGACCAGCTCTGATGTGGATTTGTATTATTGTCATTTTCAATAATTATATCCTTATGCCATTCGTCAATGTCATCTTCGGTACAACATTGTATCTCGATATACCTGATCCTATGTGGAATTTACTCACAATAGGCGTTGGAGGGTATATTGCTGGCAGATCAGCTGAAAAGGTGGCAACTAACTGGAAAAAAAGCCCAGATTAAGCCTCTGAGAGCCTTTTACTGCCTTCGGTGGTATGATCTATCATCTTAAAAAGAAATCTTAATTTATGCATAAAAAAAGGGGGTTTAAAGCCATAGGCAATATTCCCCCTTATCTAGAGCATTATGAATACTGTTACATCACATATTGTGAGAGGTATAACGCCCTAAATCTCATTATCGGAATCTTTTATTGTAACATCTTAAACAATACCAATCAGATTCTTTAATTTTTACATATTGAGCATAAGTAGGTTTCGTCTGCATCATCACATCTGAAATATACACTTGTTGACAATCGTGACAAGCATACGATCCCTTCTTAAACATTTTCGCAACCCGTTTTCTAGAACGGGATGTCGGCTTTGTCGATTTCGCTTTCCTCTTTGGTAGTGTTAGTAGATTTCCCACTTCCTCCTCCTTTGCTGTCAAGCATTCTGAACTGTCCACTAAAGGTAGGTACAACGATTTCGGTTACATACTTTGTTACTCCGTTATCGTCATAAGATCGTGTTTCAATCTGACCTTCCAGATACACCAACCTTCCCTTGTCGACATACTTCTCAATGGTATCGGCAAATCGTGAATTAAACACCACAATTCTATGCCATTGTGTTTTTTCTTCCAGCTCTCCTTTCTTGTTTTTGTACTTCTCTGAAGTCGCAACAGAAAGTCTAGCCATTTTGCTTTCAGTAGTAGTGATCTTAATTTCAGGCTTTGAGCCTACTCTGCCTACCAGTGTTACTCGATTTATCATTATCTATCTCCTTTTCCACTTTTTGAGCCAGCTTAATTGCCTTTGCTCTATTATGTTCTATCCCTAATTCTTCGGATATTTTCTCTATCGCAACTGCCAATCTTTTAGTAATTTCATTCTTGACTATATCAGTCAGCTTACTAATTGGTAAATGCTTATAGATTTGATCGTCTATTGTATCTAATAATTTAGAATCAATTACTGCTTTCTTTGCCATTTCTCCTCCTTAATTATTATGATTATGTAAGGCATTAATACCTAGATTATGTATACATTCTCTTTCAAATTCTTTTAATGACTTTTCTATTAAATGTGTTTCATTTGCAGCTGAAGTATAAACTTTTTTTCTTTTTTCAGCTATTTTATTTAAATCTATTAATCGTTGAGTAACATAAAAAAGACATATTCTATTATCTTGTTTTTTGTGTCTCATTATTCCTCCTTGTAGTGAGTAGGGCAGAAGAACCCAGCCAGTAGATAAACCCTACTCACAGTCCTATCTACTAGCGACTATTTTACCACCTTGATTTTTTCCTTGTTCATATTTCCAGAATATTTTTCCTTCAATTCCTGAACATATTTATCGTTGTCAAACTTACCCATAAATACATCAGCACTCATTCCAAGATGGCTAAATCCTTTTGTCATAGCATCAGTCATTGCTTTCTTTGGCGCCTCATCATCTAAAGAACCATTCTTTTTGAACAATGATTGCACCGAACAAATCGGCCCATAATTCAGCCAGTTATTGTTGATGTTCCAGCGAATAGTCACTTCAGCGAAAATACATTTCTCGCCTACATGATATTTGCAATCGTAACTCCAACCCTTGCCAACTGGGCCAAATACTTCTGTCATTTTCATAATCTGATATTGAGGATCAATCGTTGTTAATGTCTTTCCAAACTTATTAAATTCTTTAGTAAGTGCTGGATTCGTTTCATTCAACTGATCCCAATAAAATCTGTTATTCGTCTCTGCTGTCATTATACCTCCATACTTTCGTATTACTGTTAAAGGAGTTCTTTCTCCTTAAACCACTATCATAAATAAAATTCATAATTTTTAATTCTGTAAATCGTGGTCTTATAGACAGAATACTCTCGTTTAATATTTCGGATACTTCTTCAGGAGTAGCTCCATAGGAGTGTTTCCTTTTTATTGCATCAAGAGTTCTTTCCCTCAACTTTCTGGATCGTGATGCAACCTTCGTTGCAGCTTCCTTGCTAGTTGAGTGTTCTTTGTAACCCGGCGACATCGGATATTTCAATCCCGAATGTCTTAATGACATCTTCTGCATTGTTAATCCCTTCTATTGTTTTAAAATCCATAAAGTCAGGTGGAACAATATTGTTCTCGACATGATACCAGAATAAGGCACACGCCTTCAATAATGTTTCTGAAAATTTTTCATCAAAATTAACTTCATAAATCTTATATCTCATTGTTCCATATAATACTGACAGTATTGATTTCTTGAATCCCGTTACAAACATATAGTGCTGTAATTGAGGATAGTATCTTTCCAGTATGGTATCTTCTTTTGAAAAGGGATTTGTATGCTTTGCCTCCCATACCTTTCCATTCACCACTCCGTCTAAACTACCATAAATGTAGTCTATTTCGGGGTGTGTCCAAACTTTGTTCATACTAACAACCCTTTGTGAAGTAGTTTTCGTATACCATTGTCTATTAAATTTTTCGGTAAAGATTCCAAGTTGAACTGGCAGTATATCTGATAAATCTTCTCGTTCTTTCTTTCCAGTTTTTTCAAGCCAAAGGTCTTTCCATTCGCCATTGACAATACGTATTGCATCAGTACCTCCAATGCCTCTTGGTCTTTCGTCATTTCCATTTCGCATCTATTTTTCACTCCTTTCATTAATTTGTCGTCGTCTATGTAGATCGAATTTATTCCGTTCCATATCCCTATTCGACTGCTCATATTCGTACCTCCTAATAATATAGTCAGCTATCGGTTTGGCTGCTATGTTATCTTTCGTTCTTCTGCTCGTATAATGTTCAATGAAGAACATATAAATATCTGGTCTTAAATATTTAAGAGCTAATTTCATTACCCATTCTTTTTTCCTTCTCTTTCTATCAAGAAAGTCAGGCGTATCCCTCTTAATGCCTAACATTCTTCTTACTATATTACCTAACATAAATGCCATTTATTTACCTCCATACTTTAACTCTAAAAGTAATTCGGCATAATGAATCACTTTCTTTATGTCCTCTTGTCCTCCTTTTATGGAGTGTCTGGTAATATACTTGACTATGTTTCCCTCACACCAATCTAATTTATTTTTCATAATATAATCTATTGGCTGTATCGGTAGCTTGACATAATGGATACCACCAACTTGTCTATTTATTGGTCTTGTTTTTTCTTCGAACAATTTGACCTCCTTCTAGTTCATATATTTTATGTTGCAGTAAAATTATTTTTTTTAGTTTTTGGGTATCCATAATATTTAATTCACTGTTTGTTCTTCTTAACTCATCATTATTATATTGTAACTTTTTATTAGTTCTTTCGGATTCTTTATATAACAGTTTCCAGTCTTTAGCCATCGTTCCTCCAAATGTTTAAATGACAATTATGGCAGAACCATGTCCGACAGTAATCGCTTGAATAACAAGGATATTCTTGACATTCTTCACAACCATCAGGTCTGTTCTTGTCCTTGTATTTTGATTTTTCTTCAGGGCTTAAGTAATGAAAAAAATTTCCTACTTTAATTTTTTCTTTTCTTTTCGTTCTTTTATTTTTAAATCGCATCCTAAAGAATCAGCCCAACAGCAGAACAGAAAACCACTTGGCTTTCTAATTCCCACTTCCCATTTGGAAACCAATCCTTTAGCACAACCTAGAATATCATCAACTGATCCTTGAGATAATTTTAGTTTTCGTCTTTGCCTTACAAATTGAGGAATTACCCTCTTAAAGAAGATGCCAAGTTCCTTATTCTTGTTCATATGTGTAAGTTATGTGCAAATAATGTACGATTTGTCAAGCTACGCAAAGGGTAAATCGTAACTGTGCTACAATTAAGTAGTTTTTAACCCACCTTTCGTTATAAATCTTGCCATAGGAAGCTCCTCTTATCACTCAAGTTCGCCTCCTATGGCTTTTCAGGTATACCCAATGGGATTTTCACCCATACTACTACTGCTTATGTGATCTTATCACTGCTCTCTCAAAGTTTGTTTAAGTAGTTCGACTATACTAGTTAATAAAATCGACTTACAAAATAAGCATAAACAGTAGCAATTCTAATGTATCAAGTTGCTCCAGCTAGTGCTGTTAAGCATCTTTGCTACTTGTCCTGATCTGTTTCTTGTCTTGTTCATCGCTATTCCTCGACCTTCAGGGTGTGAAGCCCAATGAGTAGCTGTTTGATAAGCAGAATATAGGTTTTCACCCAGTCTGCTTTTATAAGTATCCCAATGTTTAGACAGTTCCCTCATTCGATATTCCGAAACTCTTGGTTTCAGTTCACTTTCTATTCTAGCAAGTGTGTTCTCGAATAAGTGTTTTACCTTGTCGGAAGATACTTTCGTATTGCTCATTACCTCCAACTGTTCTGGAAATTCTTCAAATGCAACAACTGCATTTTTAATGTCATTATCAAGCAGAGTTGATTTATTATTCCAGTTCTTTTTGGATAGTCCTTTTATCTGCCACATGGAATCAAACATTCCATTATGGCATTTAATACAAAGTGGGCCGAATATGAATTGTTCAGCCCAATATAAATTGTAAGCTGTCCAAGCCCATAGTATCAGAACAAATTTATCACCTTCAAACAGAAAGTTATACTGTGGTATTTCTATTATTCGGCTAAATTTGGCTCCATTCTGCCATAATTGGTCAGTTACTTTACAAGTTTCAGGATTGATTCCGGTATCTGCATTAATTAATGCATCAGACAGCATCTTGCAAAACTGTCCATAAGTCCGTAAGTTATTCGCACTTTGCCTACTTACTGTTGATAAGTAATCGTCATTATTCTTGTTATACAACGCTATCTTATCAGGCACCTTGCCTACGCTTGTAAAAACATCTTCCTTTCTCAACTGAACATCAGTATCTATTGATATTGGCAGTTGACAATCACGATAATCTTCCATATTTTTACTCCAATCATTTTTGTTTTTTTATGATTTACTCCCTTGGGCTAGTTACTCCTCCGTACTAGCCCAATTCTATTTCTATAGTGTCTCTCTCATCACCATAAATTATTTTTGTTGACTTAATAATATAAGAATCAAGATTAAAATAATCTTTATCTCTACTACTGCTAACAACATAATGTTCCCCAGTAAATTTTACTCTTGTTCTATGTCTGCGTTCTGGTTTAACCATTTGAACGATATTCATCAAATCATTTAGATTTGTTTTCATCTTTACCTCCTAGTCCATACATTTTCTTTTCGCTTTCCGATAGAAGATGCTCAACTGTATTGTTTTCAGCATTTTCTTTTTCCTTATTTTTTGATTCCAAAATATAAAGTCTTTCAGCTATTGTTTTAAGACAATTAAAAGTCATACTAATTGCGTTTATCTCTAGTCTGTGTAGCTTTGTATGCTCTTGATTATAAGGCTTATCCTCATAAGGTATCCCTAATAATTCGGTTATTTTTTTAGAGATCATTTCAATTTGTTTCTTAATGATATTAACCATACTATCCTCCTATCTCTGTTGTCGTATTGTCCATTTGATCTTTTGTTTTCTCATTGATCTTGTCCTCTACTACTTCAGAGAGAGAAGTTTCTATGACTTCTTCATCAATAAATTTCTTACCAGTAGCTTTATCAAGAAACACAAAAAGTAAATCAGGATTTTTTTCCTTAAACTCCTTAATTACTTCGTCTTTGATTTTACTTGCATTATCATACTGATAATTTTTCTGAACCAGTTCATTGATAATCCCGTCAGCCTTGCTTTCGGCTTTCTCTCGTTCTTGTTCAGCCCATTGTTTTACTTTACCCATTCATACCTCCATAAAATATTAGTATTATAATTCCCGTTAATAGAATAACAATAATGTCAGGGAATAGTGGCAACATTATGATTTTTTAGGTCTGCCTCTTTTTGGTTTAACCTCCTCCTCCATTTTTGCATCTTCCTCATTGTCCATATCAAACTTGTTATTGACTTTATCATTCGTATTACCGAATACTTCGCCAGTCCTATCGTCATAGATATTTCCTCTGTCATCAACAGAAAATACTTTCTTTTGAACTGAAGAAAATGGATCAGGATTGAGTTTCCTTTCCAATCTGTTCATATCGTAAACATTTGTAATCACATCAGAAAATTGCTGTGATAGTAAAATCCTATAATACCAGACACCTCTGTTTTTTGCGTACTTGTATATGGCACTCCTAAAAATTACAGAAGCAAACCAACCAGTACCTTTCATTGTTTTTCCTATAACCATTCTTACCTCCTTTAGTTATATCGTTTATTCCATATCACAGATACTCGGTCATAATTGATCCGATCTCTCATCTGTGATTTAGTTTTCGGTTCTCTTAACGCCTTTCTTCCTAGTCGTTTTCTTAACCTTCTTATTCTTGTTTTTAATTTCATTGTATTTCTTTTCCTTTAAAACCAAGCTGTTAATAAAACTATTCCATTTCTTGTTACTCATTTCACTTTCAGTTGTTCTATGATTTTCATAACCTTAACCTTCCATAGTTTATCTTTCGAATATTTGTTTAATGTTTTGATTAACATATCATAATTAACTTCATCTAAAAACCATTGTCTCATCAATTTTTCCCTGAATCCCTTGTATTTTTTGCTCTTTGATAGCAAGTCCATAAAGCCATTAACCGAATCACAAGTGGTCTTGTACTTCGCTAATCGAACTTTATCGTTCTCATTCGGTATCATATATTCGTCGGGATCTTCGCTCCTAGTTTTCATTCCGAAGTAATTATTGCCTTCTAGTGCAAACCTACTCGTTCCCCAGCCACTCTCGTGAGCTGCAACAGCAACTACCAATCGTATTGGCAATCGCTTTTCAGGTTCGGTATAGTAAGCGTTATACTCCACTGCACACATACCAATCTCTTGAACAAAATCATTTCTCTCATCATCAAAGAACATATTAAATGATGAACAGAATATTAATAGTGTCGCACATAAATGATTCATTATGTCTCCTTCCGTTCGGTATTATCTTGCATTTTTTAAAAAAAAATAAACTCTAGGGGAATGAATCCCCTAGAGCTAGAAGTAATTATGCTTTTAATGAAAACAAACTAAATTGATTTCTATTAAAACTCTTAACTTGATTCATTTGACTAGATACTGCTTTTCTAGTTTGCTGAACCGAAGTAGGAATGAAATCTTCTTCAAACATTTCCTTATAGTATTTAGAAATTGCTTTAAATGAGCTTTTAACAAGATTTAAAGATACTTCGTAATTGTTCTTTAATCTCAATAACTGCTCATATTTAGCTTGAGGAATTTCCATCTTATGAGCTGAATGAACACTATGTCCAAGCTCATCTGATTGTTTTTCAAACTGATTAACAACATTATTCAACTTAACTTCTAATGCTTTAATCGTTCTATAATCTGAATTGGCTAGTTTATTAACGCTAACTTTAGCATTGTATTCAAGCCATTCATTAGTTTCTTCAGCTTTCAACCATTTATCAAACTGAAGTTGTAAGGCTGAATAAGTATTTCTAAAATGCTCATCAACCATAGTTTGCATATGCACTTTTAGTTCTTCTGGAACATATGTGTAATTAATGTTATCTGACATATCAAAACTCCTTTGTTGTCTAGATTATTACATTTACCTTATTACATACCAAATAAGGCATAATTAAGATTCAAAATAGAATCTTATTTCTTATCTTCACTGGAAATCCCAGTAAAGAATTGATATCCTAGCCACGCTCCTAGCATTGACCAAGTAATCATTAACAGCAACCAAATCGCTATCAATGATAATACTAATCCAGTTAAGAATGTAATCATAATAACTCCTTATATTAATTATCAAGACAAACCTCTTGTTCCTCTTGTTATTTCCCAATAGGATGCACACCTAGTCAATACTTGGCGACTTGTCGCCTACTTGCTGAACGAAGCGAATAGGGCTACTTCAGCCCAGCGAAGTGAAGGTATTGACCGTGTGCTATATTGGGTAATCACGAGAGAGGGGAGCAACTGTGGTGCGCACGGAGGGCGGGGCAAGCCACTATCTTGGGGGTGGCTCGATGCCAACCACAAGATATCGTGATGTGACATAATGACATGACGATTTCCCTTGACAAGGGTTTTTGAGGGATTACTATCACCCACCGTGATGAATAAGGAGATTTCCACTAGTGCTAGTGATCTGACAGATAAGCAACGCAAACTTGTTGATACTATCGTAGCTACAGGATGTACCATAACAGAAGCAGCAAAAAGTGCTGGATATTCAAGAGGAGATAGTGGTAGAGTAACAGCTAGTAGAACACTACGAATCCCAAAGGTACAGAACTATATGATGAAACAGATAGCTAATACCATTGGATTAGGTGCAGTTCATGCCTCCCGTAAGATGATAGAGCTATCAAGAGAGGCAAGAAGCGAGTATGTTCAACTAGAGGCTAGTAAAGACATTCTAGACCGGGTTGGACTACGTGCTCCAGACAGAGTGCAACACTCCGTAGATGCGAATCTGTCTGTCAATATAGACCTAACGTGAGGTCTACACGAAGAAAGTAAATCCCCCCACATTTAAGGGGATTTTCCAACAGAGTGTTTTCTACCCACCACTTGGGGGGGGGTTGAAAACTCAACTCTATTCATGTCTTTCCTCCTACACACATAATAGAGGTTAAAAAAAGCACCTCATAAATGTGCGTTGAATAAAGAGGATTTTGGTGTAAGGTGAATATTTGACTATAGTAGCTATGATCTGGTTAAGATCGGTAAGCTCCTAGTACTAGGCAAAGAAAGGATTGATATATGAGTAGTGGGCCGAAAGTAAGGAAGAAACTGAAAGGTAAGGTTCTTCTTGGTATTTACCCTAGAAAGAAAGAATCTAAATTTAAAATCTTTCCTAAGCATAAAGATTTACAATTGGATAAACCTTATTTGGAAATACGCAAAAATGTCGGTGGCAATGTGATTACAAAAAAAGCTAAATCACTTGCTGCTAAATTGAAAAATGTTTGGAGCAATCCTAACTAATTTATCTCAAATCTGTGCGTTGCGAAGTTAATTAATTACTTCTATTGTTATTCTTTTCACAGTATAACATAGAAAGGATTAACATGAACGCAGCAGACTTATCTCAACAAATCAAAAATAAAGACGAAGAAAACAAGAAACTCAAGGAGAGTAATAAGATACTTCTTGAAAGCCTTGAAAGGCATATTGAGAATGAGAAGGTTATGCGACATGAGAATCTTAAATTGAAAGGGGTAATCAATGCCTAAAGTCGGTAGTAAAAAATTTTCCTACACAAAATCAGGAATGAAGAAGGCTAAAGCCGAAGCAAAGAAAACGGGAAAGAAAGTTGTCAAGCAAAGCAAAAATAAAGGGTACTAGAGTAGAGAACGAAATTGTCAAACTCTACAAGAAAGAAGGATACAAGGCAAGACGACAGCCAATGTCAGGAGCCATCTCTGCATTTCCTCACGATGTCTTTATTGACGACCTTCACGAAGGAACAAATGCAGAAGTTAAAGCAAGGAAAAACGGAGAAGGATTCAAGCAGCTCGAGGACTGGAAAGGAAAAGCCGACCTCTTAATCTTGAAAAGAAACAATAAATCGCCTATGGTGGTAATGGATTGGGAACTGTATAGGATATACCTGAATGACATTAAAAGACCTACCATTATCGAAACAAGAGAAGAAAAAACTATACAGCCTGACACCAGAACAAGAGAAGCTCCTAAAAGAAAAATACGGAACGGTGGCTGGAGAACTGGACACAAGAAAGCCCAATTCCCCAAACGCCCATTTCGACATAACTTTTCAAGACAGACAAAGACTTCGTAAAGTTGTCAAGACAATTCATTTTAAAAATTACCCAAAAGAATTTATAACTGATAAAGAGGCTGATAAGTTAATTGAAGCTCTTGGGCCGAAGGTGGCTGAAGATATGATTAAGAAATACATAGATCAGATAAAATAATGTTCCAAGTAACCGTTATCATCTTGTTAGTTCTAATACTCTTAAGCACTTGTGGATCATGACGGAGTTTGTCTATAAACCAGCTGGAGCTGTCCTCAAGGAATTTATGAAGTCTGATGACTTCTTTCGAGGACTGAGAGGCCCAGTCGGATCAGGTAAATCCGTTGCGTGTTGCGTGGAAATATTCAGGAGAGCTTTGGCTCAAGTAAAGGCGAAAGACGGATTTCGAAAATCAAGATGGGCTGTCATACGAAATACGAATCCACAGTTAAGAACAACAACCATCAAGACTTGGCTGGATTGGTTTCCAGAGAATGACTTTGGTCATTTCGCTTGGAGCGTTCCCTATACGCATAGGATAAGAAAAGGGGAGATAGACTTGGAAGTCATCTTTCTTGCTCTGGACAGACCAGAAGATGTCAAGAAACTTCTATCATTGGAATTGACGGGAGTATGGATCAATGAGGCAAGGGAATTGCCGAAAAGCATTATTGATGCTTGTACTATGAGAGTGGGAAGATTTCCGAGTATGAGAGATGGGGGAGCATCGTGGTACGGAGTAATCTGCGATACCAATGCTCCTGAAGAAGATCATTGGTGGGCTGTAATGGCTGGTGATGTTCCCGTTCCAGATCACATCTCAAGAGATGAAGCACTGATGTTGGTGAAGCCTGACAACTGGAGTTTCTTTACCCAACCATCAGGGATGACTGAAAAAGTGAACAACAAGAGATTAGAGGGATATGAATCCAATTCCCTAGCAGAAAACAAAAACAACCTGACAGAAAACTATTACAACAATATTATAAAAGGAAAAACAAAAAGCTGGATTGATGTTTATGTAATGAACAAGCTAGGTTCATTGGAAGAAGGGAAACCAGTCTATTCTGGTTTCAAGGAAGAACTTCACATTTCACGGGAAACCATACCAATAGCTGAAGTGCCAGTCTTTATTGGCATTGACTTTGGTCTAACGCCAGCAGCAGTATTCGGACAAAGACTTCCTATGGGTAAGTGGCTTATTGTTCACGAACTTGTTTGCTTTGACATGGGGATTACAAGATTCAGTGAACTGTTAAGGGCTGAAATAGCGAAGAAGTTTAAGGGATTGGAGATGGACATATGGGGTGATCCTTCTGGTGATTTCCGTGCGCAAACGGATGAACGCACACCTTTTCAGGTGATGCGACAAAATGGCATAGTTGCCAAACCAGCTCCTAGCAACGATGTCTCCTTGAGAATTGAATCAGTTGAAACTGCAGTCAACAGACTGATAGACGGGGAAGTGGGATTCCTTGTTGACAAGAGCTGCATCAATCTCAAAAAAGGTTTCAATGGTGGATACCATTACAGAAGGATACAAGTGACGGGTGATCGTTATGATGACCGACCATACAAGAACAGATATTCTCATGTTCACGATGCACTGCAATATTTAATGATGGGAGCTGGTGAAGGAAAAAGTCTGATTGCTGGCAAATCAAACAAGAAACCTTATGTTGCAAAAAAGGGCTGGGAAGTATTTAAACCAAAGAAAATTAAAAGCACATGGGATTTCCTCAGAAGGAATGGTTAGTATATTTTTATGAAGCGAAAGATCATCACTGGTCTTTACGATTCTTCAAGAAGAACTTCAAGCACTGTGGCGTAATAGGATACTTCAGTGAATTGGATACTTGGATGCTGCAAGAATATATTTATGGGAAGCTCATGGTGGAACTGCTGACAAAAAAGGATATTGAATCATTGTTCCAATTCATTAAGAATACTAACGGAAAAATAATCAAGATTCCCGTCAAGGAAACGGAAAAATCACCCTTGCCAAATATCTTTGGAGCGTGGATCAAGGAGCATAGCTGTACCTCTTATGTTCAGCGATTATTGGGATTAAACCACTTTTTTATCTTTACACCACACCAGTTATTTTGTGCGTTGAAAAGAAAGGGATTTAATGAGATAAAGCTATAGTTATGGGAATATTTAAACCAAAAGCTCCTCCTCGTGATATAGAACTAGAAAAACAGATGGAAGCAAGGCGACTTGAGGAAGAAGCTGCAAAGAAAGCAAAAGCCGAAAAAGACAAGGAAAAGAAGTGGCGCAAGGAACAAGGAATGGTTGGCACTCGATCCCTTTTCTCCAAAGCTGGTGGTGGAGGATTCTTCTATGAAGGAGAGGAAACATAATGTCCAGTAAAGGTGGAACAACTGACAAAGGAAGTTATTCTGGTGGTGGTGGAGCTGGTGGAGCTAATGAAAGCAAACACCAAGAAAGACAAAAGAAATTACAAACAAACATTAATAAGCTAAAGGCAAAAGGAGCTACTAAAGAAGCTATTGCTGGCTTAACAGCAAAGAAGACAAAAGAAGCAAAAAAATTTGAAGCAAGAACAACTGGAGTTGCAGAGGGAAGAAAATCTGTACAATCCTCTATTGATAGGTCTGGTACAGAGATGTATGGTGGCGTTGCATCCAAAGCTACTGATGATTATTTAGTGGAAACGGGACAAGTAAAAGTAGGAAATTATTTTAGAAAAGAAGGTGGAAATTTTATACGAATTAGCAAGGAAGAAGGAGAAAGATTATATGCTTCTGGTGATCCCAGCATTAGTCGATCAACAATAGGAAATAAAGAATCCCAATATCTTAAATATGGTAAATCTGATTCTGCTATGGGATCAGGCGATCCAACGGGTATTATGACATCTACTGCCATCTCAGCACCAATGTGGAAAAGACAACAAAAAATAAAAGCAATGGCTTTGGCAGCATTGTCATTCGCAGCTCCAATGCCAGCATCAAGCCTGATGCGACTGGGAGCAATGGAATCCTATGGCAAAATGGGTCAAAAGGGGTATGATCAATACTTAGATAAATTTTACAGCAATATGGCTGGAACAACATCTTCCTATGGAGTAAAATCCGAAGGAACTGGGAATGGAAAAGAACAAGAAGTATCATCATCTAATATTACTGAAACAAGAACAGATACAAAAAAATCTTTAAGCAATGAAACAAGATTTACATCTTTAAAAGCAGTTACATCAGGTGGTGGAACTGTTACTGATGCAGACAGAACATTACTGAAAAGATCAGGCAAAACAATTAAAGCTGGGATAGTGAGTACATAATGGTTTATGAAAATATAGACATCAGTCCAATGACTTCTGATAACGATTCAAAAGTTGGAACCTTTCTAAAAAGGTATAAAAAAGCAGAGGGAATAAAGGATTATTGGAAAGAGAAGTTTGAGGAAGCATATGAATATACTATGCCTCAACGGGAATCTTTCTTTGAGGAAACGCCGGGTTCAAGAAGAACGGACAAGATATTCGATGAAACAGCAGTAGTTGGGATACAAGAATTTGCATCACGACTTCAAGCTGGTATGACACCTACCTTTGCAAGATGGGCTGACTTTGAAGCTGGTTCTGAAATACCAGATGAACAGAAGCCAATGATTAATGAACAGTTGGATGGAATTACATCTTATGTCTTTGAAGTATTGCAATCATCAAACTTCAATACAGAAGTTCACGAAACATTTATGGATTTGGCTATTGGTACTGGTTGCCTTCTCGTAGAGGAAGGAGATGCAGTAAGTCCATTAAAGTTTAATGCAATTCCATTGCCAAGACTAACTTTGAATATCGGGCCTGACAATAGGATAGATCAGATATTCAGAACACGCTATGTCGATTATGAGGATTTACAGATTATGTATCCAAAGGGATTGATTCCCGTTGATCTTCTTCAAAAGACAAGAAAGAACAATTCAAAAGCGATGGTTGTTGAAGGAACGATGCGCTTGTATGATGAACCCAATGTAGAAAAATGGAAATATTGTGTGGTTCTTCCTAAAGAGAAAGTAATGATTGAGGAAAGGGAATTAAGAGGAAACGCCTCCAATCCGTACATTGTCTTTAGGTGGAACAAAGCATCAGGAGAGGTGTATGGTCGAGGCCCAGTCTTTAATGCGATGGCAGCAATTAAGACAACAAACCTGACAGTAGAATTAATTTTACAAAATGCACAGATGGCAATTAGTGGAATCTATACTTTTGAAGATGACGGAGTAGTTAATCCAGATAATATTCAACTAGTGCCGGGTTCTCTCATTCCCGTATCGCCGGGTTCAAGAGGATTGATCCCGATAGCTGCTGCTGGAAATTTTGATGTGGCTCAACTTGTGTTGAGTGATATGCGACAAAACATCAAGAGAGCATTATATATGGAAACATTAGGAAAACCTGAAGGAACGCCAATGTCTGCTACTGAAGTATCGGAACGAATGGCTGACTTGTCAAGACAGATTGGTTCTTCCTTTGGCAGACTTCAATCGGAGTTTGTTAATCCATTATTAAGGCGAGTTATTAGAATACTGACAAAACAAGGAAGAATAGAACTTCCAAGAATTGATGGTCGGGAAGTAAAAGTTATTCCTCGATCACCATTGGCACAAGCACAGCATCAACAAGATGTTGCTGATGTTACTCGTTTCAATGAAATCATTGGAATGACATTCGGCCCTCAAATGCTGAATATGATTGTCAAGCAAGATGAAGTGGCTAAATATCTAGCTGAGAAAATGAACCTTCCTGAAAAGCTCATTCGAGATGCAGCTGAACAACAAGAATTAGCAAATCAGTTGCAAACCATGCAACAACAAGGTACATTGGGAAATAATGAACTGGAAAGACCTCAAGGACAATAAGAAACCTCAAGTTAAAAAACAGACTGTTGACGGATATGAACGACCTGA